CCGCCACCGACCCGTCGGACTTGCGGGCATAGAAAAATCCGCGATTTGGCGTCGCTCCCGGCATGGCATTAGAATAGGGAATGAAGCTCTTCCACGGTCCATAGCCATCGGCGCGCGGCACCACGTTCGAAACGAGCTGTGAGGTCCCGCCGTTGTAATTGGCGATGTCGGGACGGTACTCCCCGAATGGCAGCATCACGGCGTCACCCCCGTCACGCGGATGGCGCCTGCGCCGCGCGTCTTGTTGCTCAGCTTCTCGATCTCGTCGAAGATTTCGTCACGGCGCGCCTTCCAGACCGGTGCGCGCTCGTCATTCACTCCGAACATTTCGGCTTCGACCAGGGCGCCGAACAGGTAAAGGTCTGGATGCGTCGCGAGCAGCCAGTTTGTCCCGCTATCCGCGCCTGAGGACAGCGCGGGAATCTTCTGGAAATAGTCGAATTCGAGCGCGGCGCCGTCGACCGGGCGGACTTTCAGCGTCGAGCCCTCGATCGTAAAGATGCGCGGCACGTCCGCGGGGGAACTCGGATAAGCCGCCTGCAGGTACGACGGATGCACGTATTGCAGCTCCACGCGAGGCGAGCCCGCCCAGGTCACCCGCCGCCAGGCGAGATAATCAGCCGGGAGCGCAACCGTGCCGGAGGACGGCGTGAGCGCGCTCGAGGCTTCCTGCTGGCGCACGCGCAAGCGCCGGTTGGCTGCGGCCTCGAACAGGGCGATGAACTCCGGCACCCGTGCGCTGAACAGCGTATGATCGAGCCAGTTCTCGACCGCGGTCCGCAGCTCGGCATAAGTCGCGATGCTCATTTATCCACCCGCAGATGCTTCCAATCCGGATCCCGCAGCTTGCGCGCCACCAGCTCGTTGAACGCCGGCGTGAACATGCGCAGGTCCGTATTGCCGCGCGCATATTCCTCGTTGAGCCACCGCACCAGGATCACGTTGGGGATGCTGGCGACGTGCCGGCCGAAATCGCTGCGCTGCGGCTGCGCTCGCAGCTCGGCGTTGCGATCGAGGATCGGCCCGACGTCCTGGGTGGTGACCGCGATGATTCTCCTGTCGGTACGATCGAGCAGGACGTCGGTGCGCATCACTCAACTTCCGTCACGGAGAGCTTGCCGCCGGCCGACTCCTGGATGACCGCGATCCTCTGTCCCGGCGTGCAGGTGAAGTATTCCGGACAATCGACGGGCAGGTAACTATCGGTGGCGAGCGCAGTCGGCGTGCCGTCGCCGATCCTGACCCGGCAGGCACTCGTAGCCACGACGCGGACTTGATAGGTCTGGACGCCGAAAGCAGCCGAAGCGGCCGAAGCCGCCCCAATCGCAACGTCCTGCGCGGTTCCAAGGCGGGATGCGGAGCGCATTTTCATGCTCTCCGGATCACGGCGAAGAACGCGCCGGTCGCGGAGCCGGTGGCGCCGGATGGCGTGAACGAGATGACATCGTCCTCGTTGACGTCGTTGGCCGCGGTCGGAACCGCGGTGAACAGCGTTCCGGCCGCGCCGCCGGTCACCGAGAGCGAACCGCCGGCGATCGCATTGCCGTTCACCGCGGTGGCCACGGTTCCCGTGCCGGTCACTGCCCCGCTCTGGACGACGCCGACCTTGAGGACCTTGCCGCGAAACGGCACGCGCGCGTGGGCGGCGGCCGGCGCGGCTCCGATCTGGCCGGAATGCGCAAAGACGACCGCCTCGTTGACGGGATGGAGTTCGGGAAGAGCCATGAGTGTTCTCCTGGAAGGAAAGAGCGCGAGTAGCGGATGGCGAATAGGGCTATTCGCTACCCGCCACTCGCTATTTGATCGTTTACGACGTGGTGAGATCGAACACGCCGCCGGAGGCCTTCTCGTTACGTGCCACCAGCGCGTATTCCGAGAGCATCTGGCGACGCTCGGAGTCGCCCGTGCGGGCGAGCGGAATGGAGACCATGCGCCGGCCGTTGAGGAACGCGACCGCCCACATCTCCGTCTGCAGCACGAGGACATCGCGGGCCCGCATGAAGCGGTTGGGCGTGACGCTGAGGCGGCCGAAATCGCTCTCGTAGAAGTCGACCGAGGCCACGATCTTCTTGGCCTTGGTATCCTCGGTTGGCGTGGCGCGGCCCGTGAAGGTCGAGAACACCTGCTTGTTGAACCCGCCGGTGAAGATCGTGTCGGGCTTGCCGCCGCTGTTCCAGATTTTCTGCAGCACGGATTTCAGCTGCGCCTCGGTGAAGGCGCGCTGGGTGCCGTCGGTACGGGTGCCGGTACCATCCGCCGCCGAAGGATCGGCTGCGCCGCCGGCGGTGCCCTTGTCGGTGTTGGTCCTGATCCAGGAGAGGACCGAGGCTGTCTTGCGCGGGACGATGGTCCCATCGCCGGCGGCCTTGGCCTGGTTGGTGCCGACGAGGATCGATTCCATGTCGCGCTTGAGCTCGAGGCCCTTGAGCGTCTCCTGGTATTCGAGCTCGTCGTCGCGACCCGCGTGCTCGACCGCACGCTGGGTGCCGGACACGCGCGCCACCTTGTCCGAGATCTGGCACAGGTTGCCGAGCCGGACCGAGGGCGTGGCCGCGTCTGACGTGGCGTCGTCGCCTTCGACCACCGCATTGGCGGTATCGACGGCGGCAAGCGCCTGCGTCTGCCATTCGTGATTGACCGCGGAAGCCTTTTCCCGCTCGAACGCGGTCATGCAAGGCGTGTCGGTCGGATCGATGCGATAGATGACGTCGGACAAGTCTTCACGGTTTCCGATCGCCTGATAGGTCTGAAACGTATTGCTGGGAACAGCCATGATCGTGCCTTTCTACCGGGTCGCGACGCGGCGGGCCCTGAGCAGGGCCGCAGCGTCCTTGAGGTTGCCGGTCTTCTCGAGCTTCTGGGTGAGGTGCTGGATCTGTGCATCAAGCGCGGCGCCTTTGGGCTGCGAGACGCCGGGCCGCTGAACAGGCGGGACTGGCCTGGTTGCCGCCGCTTTTGCCTTGGCTTGGGCGTCGCGCCACAGGGTTGCGTCCCGGATCAGGAGCTGCACGCGGTGGTCACGCAGAGACAAATCCCTCTGTCCCTGCCACGACTGCGCCAGTTCCGTTTCCTGGAAGCCCAAATCCTTGAGCACGGCGAGCGCCGCGGTTTGCAGCTCCGCGACCTTCTTGGGATCCGCCATGTCGGGGACTTTCTCCTTGAAGAGATCGTCCTCGCGCCTGGCGAATTCCGAGAATTGCTGCACGCGCTCCTGGGCCTGACGCTGCTGCGCCAGCACCATTTGCTGTGCGACCTCGGCAATTTTCTTTTGCTGCACGTCCCACAGCGCGTAGCGAGGCCAGTCTTCGCGCGCCAGGCGTTCGACATCCGCCAAGGTCTTGATATCGGCGAACTCGCCCGCCTGCTGCTGTTGCAGGGTCTGGAGAAGCTGCGGCAGCGCGCCTTCGTATTGCTGCCTTGCCTGTTCCGCCTTCGAGCGTTCGGCCTCGAGGGCCTTGCTCTTTTCGGCGGCTTCCTGCTGACGACGGCTGAAGTCGCCCTCCCGTGACCGCTCGCGCTCCGCAATTCGCTGTTGCGTATCGCGAGGGAGGCTCGTGAAGAGATCCTTGTCTTCCTTCGTCCAAGACCTCGGAGGGTCGATGGGCGGCAGTTCGGAGGCTGCCGGATCGGCACGCTCGGTCTCGCCGGGGGGAGCCAAGAGCTCGCCGGCGTCGTTCCCCGCCCGCGCGGGGGTCGATTCCTGCGCTACCTCATGCGGCGCGGCGCCTTCGGCGCGCGGTCCGCTGGGTTGCGGCTGATCCTTTTGCTTGTGGCGCGCGCCGGCCAGAGCCCGCGCCGCCTCGGTGACGGAAAGCGTCCCCTCCCCTTCAACCGTAATCTGGGTAGCAGGCTGCTGCTCGCTGCCGCCCAAAAGGGCGTTCACGCCCGTCTTCGCGGGCTGCTGTGCGGCCTCGTTATTCACATCCATGATGGTCCTCGATTATTGCGGCTTGTGAACCAAGTCGCTCAATTGACGCTGCGCGAGCCGGCCGTCCGCGACGACGCGCGTGAGATGGTCTTTCACCTTGCCGAGCACGTTCACCGCCTGCCAGAGTCTTTCGCGTCCATCACGATCGGCTGCCGGCCAGGTCTTCCAGGCCGAGGTGTAGTCGTCCTCGAGCTTGGTGAACGCCTCCTGCAACAGCTCGTTCTTGAGCAGCGCCTCGGCGCGGGCGGCCCGCGAGATCGATGCCTGCAGCTTGTCCTCGCTCATACGTCAATACCCGTAGACGGCCCGGATCATGCTCATGTGCAGCTCCCAGGTGAATGGATCACTGCCGCACGCTTTCCACACGATGCGATGACGCGCGATGGCGGCCGCTCTCAACATGTGCCACGTCATCATTGTTCGACCTCCCCTCCCATGCGCACGCCGTCGATCCCGCTGCATGCGCGGATCGGCGTCGAACGCGTCTGCCTAGTTGTCCGGAGACCCCCGCGCTGCGCGCAGCAGGTCGTATTCATGGGCTCCGCGGCGGAGCCATGTCGTATCGACCGCGCCGGCCGCCGGTCGATGACCGACCTTGCGGCGCCGAAGCGGCTTCTTCCATGCGCACTATTGGATGATGCGCCTTCTAT